AAATCATTAAATCGCATGTTGTAGCTCCAATTATATCAAAATTAAAGCACTCGTCTCCATTTTCGGAGTTTATCCAATCTTGTAATGATATATCACTGTGTGCATAATATCCGACTGAATATCCATTTTCAATCCATGAAATAACTTCATGACCTTTTTCTCTTAAAATTGCTGTCAACATTTCAACTCCATGTTGATTTTTCCAGCTCGATGCAATGTAAATTTTCATATATCTATTTTTAATATAAATTTTAAAATAAAGAAACAGCGAAGCGATAACATCTAACTATGGTCAGTTGGCGGTTGGGCGGTATGCGAGATTTATTGCCCCGCATAACATTTTTCTGTATGTCGAAAAATAACCGCCCGCATTCGCCAAATGCCCATAGCCTCGGTCGTTATGGGCAAGCGAAGGCTTTTTTTTTTCGCTTGCCCAATAGCATTTAAAAACCTAACGATTTGTTTGCCATTTCTGAAAGTTTTTCCTTTATGATTTCGGAAATAACTTCATTGTGTTTGTAATCGTTAATTGGTTGCGCTGCGATACGTTCAGCCATTCTACAAGCATAGTCTTCTTCAACAGGAGTTAAGCCGTAAACAGCACTCGGAAGATGATATTTTGTGAACGCTGGACATTTTGAAGTTTTCGGAACGTCAATTCTAACAAAAGATTGACCTGCGATAACTTGTTCTGTAACTTTGCCGGCAAGTTGATTGTGTCCAAATAATTCAACTAAAGCCCATGTTTGAAAAGAAACTTGTTCGTTTTCCATTTTGATAAAAATTAAATTGTTTATAAAATTGATTTGAAAAAAAATATAAGAGATCGCCGTGCCCATAACACTGTCCTATGTGTATTTTGGCGGTTTTCCGCATTTAGAATTATTCGTACCCGTATCGGCTTTTGTGGTTGGCTGAAAGTATGTCGCTCGCTATTGCCAAAAATCCACATAGCCCCGATACGTTACCAGTAACTTTAAATTAGCCTCTGTGGTACTTGACAAACTTTTTGAAAACATCTTTGGTTATTTCTTTAGCTTTTTCAACAAGTTCATTACTGAAAATTGATATATCACATTCACAAATTAAGTTACAACAGCCTTGCATTAATCCGTAAATACTTACAACATCAATTCCAATTTTTTCTAATTCAGTTTTTTCATCCTCCCGTAACTGAAATTTCGCACTTCTGCCAGTTGTAGTACACATCCTTTGTTTGTCAACATATCCATAAAGCCAATTTAATGCAAAATCAACACTTGCCTCTGTTGGCGTTTTAGGGAGTTTCTTTTTATCAACTTTAATTTTAGCACTATCACATAAAATTGATGGAACAATAGAAGTCACTCCACGTGAAGTCATTTCTTCTAAAACCATATCAACATCTGAACCTTCAAAATCAATGTCAATTCTGAATGTAATTATTGTACTTGAAATATTCATAACCAAAAGTATACGCCTAACAAGCAATATAAAACAGTTGCCGATAGGCTATTAGTAAATTTGAAACGTCTTACAAGGCAACCGTTTCATATTGCCGACCGTTATGGCCGTCAATTTTAAAATAGTATTTCATTGTTTATTTTCTTCTTCAGAACATTGATTATCTGAGAATATAGGTCGTACAATTCTTTGATGTTATCATCTCCGTCCCATTCCTTGAAAACTCCATCCTGAAAGAACCTGAATTCAAACACGGACATTGCTCTTTCGCTAAATCCCATTTCTTCAATTGTTCCCCTGATTTCGTGCATTCGTTCCAGGATATAAGCCGAACGATCCGGTTCTTCGTCTGAGCAGTCTTCAATTTCCAACACCCGAAAATCAACGTTTAAATCAACCGGCATAGCCTTGTACTTGCTTTTATACGGCGATGTTGGAGAACTGGCGTTTAGTTTGATCATGCGAAGAACATAATAATCAAGTTCGGTATATTGTCCGGATTTAGCACTCATCAGCTTCTCGAGGCACTTCTCACTCTTTTTTAGCAGTGACAAGCAAACTTCGTTCAACACATCTTCTGCCTCGTCTGCGATACCACATTGCGTACAATGGTAGCGTGCATAATCAAGCCAGCGATGGTAGCGTTTTGTTATGTATTTATTTATTTCTGCGGTTGCCATATTTTTAATTTAAAAAGGCATTTCTCCATGTACATCATAATCCCATATCTTTTTAAACCGTTCGTTATGCTGAAATTGAATATTAGCAGGTGAACCATCCCTGTATTTTCCAATCACCAAAACACCTCTTCCTTTCCAACTTGTGCCATTTGATTCTGTAATATCAGGTTCGTAATAACTTGGCCGATGAGGAAAAATAACGATATCGGCATCCTGCTCAATGTTTCCTGATTCTCTTAAATCGTCTAACTTTGGCATTTGAACCTTCGTTCCCTTTGGTGGACGGCTCAGCTGGGCAAGCAATATGATTGGTATTTTCAATTCCTTTGCCAGGCTCTTGAGTTGTCGGGTTATATAACCAACCTCGATATCGCGTGTTTGGAACTTCATATTTGTTTCAATCAACTGTAGGTAGTCAATAATCATCATTTTCAACTTCCCTTGACGGTGAAGTTTTCGGGCAAGTGATTTAATATTGCTTAGGTTCTTAATCTTGTCATCGTCGGCGATCGTTATTTTCAAACTTATCAGATCGGCAATGCGAGACTCAATCAATTTCCATTCTTCATTTGTCAACTTACCTGTTTTAATCCTGTCAAAATCAATTCCGTCATCCTCGGTAATCATGCGAAGCAGCAATTGTATTTTTGTCATTTCAATTTCAACCACCAAGCAATCGTTATCGGTTATTCCGGCATTTTTGGCGAAGCTGACTGCAAACTGAGTTTTCCCCATTCCGGGACGACCACCAATTATAATCAGATCCGGAGCCTGCCAACCACCATAAAGTGCTTTATCCAATTGTCGTAAACCGGTTGGAATGGCTGTTGATTCGCCTAGACTTGCTTTTCGTTGAATTTCTAAAATATATTCAAGCGTTTCTTGGAGCGATTCACTCATAGTACTTGAATCGGATTCAGTGCTTCCGGTGCTTATTTCTGTAAATGTTTTTTCGATGTATTCCATCGTATCCAACACATCGGTTTTATCATCAAAAGCCATTGTCTGGCACATACTAGCCATATATATCAGCTGCCGTGCAATTGACTTTTGCTTTACAATAATGGCATGATACTGAAGGTGTGCTGCCGAACTTATTTTGGCAGTCAAAACGGTAATGTAATACGGACCACCCACATCGTCAATCTTTCCACTTCTGCGGAGTTCTTCGGTCACCGTATGCATATCAATCGGGTTGTGTCGGTCTTTAAGATCGAGCACCGCCTGAAAAATATGCTGATGTGCTACCTTGTAAAAATCTTCGGGTACCAGGTCAATTGTTTCAATCGCCCCGGGTTCAAGCATAACCGCTCCCAAAATAGCCTCTTCCAGTTCCGGTGCCTGAGGTGGCAGTTTGCCGTATTCGTTTGCCGGAATAGGTACCTGAGTTGTTGGTTTCTTTGTATAATTGCGTTTTTCAGCCATTTTGTTTTATTTTAAGTCGAAAGTCTGTTTTTCTGTAGTTTGTTTACTATTATTTTGCCTTTCTAATTGAGTTCTCAACCATCTTGAAAAATGACTCTTAGCATCCTTGAGTGATTTTTTAAAAATACCCTCACTTTTTTGCATTATAATAAATATTTTAATCCATTCCTGGACTGCTTCAATAGTTGGCAAATGATGACACATCGCCACTTGCTCCTGTTGAAATATATCGGCTAATAATTCTTTTTCAATTTCATCAATCGAGATCAAATTATCTGAAGCAGTACTATTAAAATTATTATTTATTTCGGGAGGGGAAATTTTCTTTTCTCTCTCTTGTAATTTAGTAATAGGTATATTAGTAATAGGTATATCTATGGGGGCAGTGCTGAGGGCAATGCTTATGCGTTGCTTATGCGTTGCTTTGGACAATGCTTTGGTAGTTGCTATTGTATTTTTTACCAGACCAATTACATTAGCAGAATATTGATTTACGCTACTTTGATATATAACAATAAACCCCCAATTTACTAAATCAGTGAAAGCTTTCATGTATGTTCTGTTGTTCCTGATACCAATTGCATCCATGGTCATTTGCCTTGGTAATCCGAACTTCGGTTTCCATCCTAATCTATTATTGTGTTCAATAATAAAAAAATACATCGCACCATGATTTGGATTAATTAGTTCCGGATTTTCAAAACAGAAATTAAACCAATCTTTCATTAAATCATATATGCTCAATTCACTATCTTGTTTTAACGCCATCTTGTTGTTTTTTTTAATTCCGGATAAAGTGCCAGAATCACATCGCCCACACGTTGTGGACCGGAAACGTCGTTCATGATGTTTGCTTTTGTTTTACCCTGGTTCGGATGTGCTTAATATTCCTATTTACGATACCCAATATACGATCATGATACTCACTGTTTGAATTATGATTACCCCGGCATTGTACTACTTTATTTGATTTTAGATTGATTTCAATCGTTTCAAGTCGTTCATCACCCAATCGAGCCGAAAGAATAAGACAATCCTTTTTCTTGAAATACTCGTTGGAATAAACGCAGTGGTGCAAAATATCAGCTTCAGCTTTGAATTCATCAATGTTTGCAAGTGGAATAATGCGTATATCCTTGTCAACAAATTCCATGTCAAGAAATTTCAGAATAAATTCCCTGTATTTGATATCGAGTTCGGAAAGTTCCTTTGCACGCTTTTCGAGTTTATCCAATTTTTGACGTTCAACCAATATCTGATATTCTTTATTCAGATTTTTAGGATAAACAAAGTCTTTTCCAATCACTTCACCAAAATATCTGAGGATTCTAATATAATCCTGTTTTAAACTTTCCAGCTTCATTGCTTTAGTTTTCCGGACAACATAGATATCATGTTGTTTTTTCAAATCTTTTGGGCAAACAAAATGAGCATTCAACATATCCTTTTTGAAATACCTTAGCAAATCAATATAATCAGTCCACATCTTCCCATCTTTCACGATATACTTATTTCGCATGCATATTTTGATTGAATCCCAATAAGCACCAATTTTATAATCATGACCGTCTGAAATTTCTAAAAGTCCATACTGTTTAGCTTTTAAAAGTGTTTCTGTTTTTTGATTCGTTGGTATATTTTGTATTGCCTCTAATGCCGTTAATCCCTGAAGATGATAGTTTATTCCAATTTTCAAATACTCCGGTTTAAATTCAGAATCAGGGTGAAAGGCAATCGGATATACATCGTACTTTCGTTCGTTGCTTTTAGTACGGATTTCCATATTACCATTCCATGAATCAACGTTCCAATTTGTTGTATGATTTCGTGCAATTACTTCACGCTTACCGTTCGGAAGGATCCAATGTTGAAGAATTTCATGGAATGTATATTCTGTCGGCCAATCAACTCTGTGACTAGATTTAAGCTCGAAATTTCTGATTACCTGAAATTCGCCGTAAACATCTGCAATAGCTATATAGATATCTTGTTTGTTTGTTCTGCATTTCGATGTTTCAATGATAAGTTTAGTATTGCAACGCGGACAGACCGCTCTTTTTCTACTGACTATTTCGGGGGAAAATTTTTGTCCGCAATCCATGCAGATAACCCGGTTCTTAGTTGCGTAACCCACATGTTTCAAACAATCAACTTTCGCCCATGAAAGTATTTTATCTTTGATATCAGGTAGATATTTGGTGAGGTTCATAACCTCGATCTGTAGTTTACTCTTCACTCTCATCTTCGTCTCCAAATAAACTTAGTTTTGTAACTCCGGGATTTTCTTTTTTGACCGTTACCGTTTTCTTTTTCAAAGTTTTTAAAGCATCGGATTGATATTGTTCCAACGCTTTGTTTTTTGCTTCTTGTTTATCTTCCTCAGTAAGCTCTACGGAGTGATTACCTACCACATTGCATTGAACCGGCTTACCTACTTCAATATTTTCTTCGTCATAATAATGAACTGCCATGCCATATACTTCTTCGTCTGCAAAGCCATTATTGCCGATTTTCTGTACGGTATTCATAATGTACGTACAACAGCTATCAATGTTCTTATCCGGATTATTAAATTTCGTGGCAAACAGTTCATCCGTTTGCGCACGTTTTTCGAGATAGGATT